TGGAATCACTTCGTCCACTTTCTCTGGTTCTTAATCAATCCATACTTTTCTAGATAGCGCTGAATAGTCATGTGTGAGCATCCCGCTTCTTTCGCCATCTGCTGAGTTGTTTTCTTTTCCACAACGTAGCGCTTTCGTAGCCAATTTACATCTTCGTACAATTTCATATTCTCACCATGTTGTTCGTAGCGTACCAGCCAATGCCGCAGGCATCAGCCACGTTGTCACTTTCTACCGTAACCCCTAGGCCCTGGCAGAAGTCAATAGTCTTCTGCTTACGCATCTCTCTAATCTTATTCTTATACCAATTCTCAGATTTTCCTGGGAAAGTATTTTTTACTTCTTCCTTCTGCGCCTTGGTAAAGTTCTTGTTACCAATGAATGACTGCCAAGTTATCGGATGAACCTCTACAACTTTACGACCATCTGAAATAAGTTCAGCCATGATCGCTCCAAAGATATACGCCATCTTCAATCCTGTGTTGGCGCTACGCACCATGACTGCTGCTTCAATAGCCACGAAGTCGGACGGGATTTGACTCATGATCCCACGCACCTTACGCTTGGCGTCTAATATTCTTTCGTAAACATCTCCTCCATCAAAGTTTACCTCTCCCCACTTTATCGGAGTCTTGTCTTTGAATAGGCAGAAGGCTATAGAGTGTGTGCTAGCATCTATTCCTAATACAGTACTTTCAGGAACTTTTACTAATTTAGCCAGAGACATTTAACATCCTAAATAATTCATCTCTACTATCTGATTCAGTTTTAGCCAGACATTCATTGCAGATTGTGCCTTCGTTATATCTACTTAAGATATTCTTACACGACTTAGTTGAGCATACTCTTTTCTTACCAGCCAAGCGCTCGCGCTCCTGATAATACTTATCTCTAATCTTTTTATTAGTCGCTATTCTACAACATTCATCAGAACAATATTTCTGGTTATGTGTTGATTTTTCAAATGTGTTTTCGCAACCATCATTAGCGCATATCATTTCGGAGGAACTAACGCTCCAATCTCAATTACTCCATCGCCCAACCCACTCTTATTCCAGCATGGCTTTCTTACTGGACAATTCTGACAAGTATACGTCGTCTTGGCGAATGGCCTATCTGGTAAAAGCCCATCAACATAATTTTTATAGACTTCCCTCATCCACTCAAAGGTGTCATCGATGACCTTTGAGTTTCTTTCATTCATACTAATTGGGATGATACAGAGTTCTTGAGTATTTTTATTCTCATACAATAAAAATCCTTCTTCCGCACCTGTAACCTTCATATATGTAAGAATCTGTAGCAAATGATTAGAAGACGGCTTCATAGAAGACTGTCTATGAACAAACTGCTCGTCCTTAGTAGTCTTTATTTCGCCTACAATTTCTGTATCATTCCAATCTAGTATGAGATCAGCAAACCCTCTGATTGGGGGATCTTCAGATATAATTTCTCTTTCAATCTCTTTAAGGACGCCTGTTTCTTCAATTATTTTTTGCAATCTTTCATGAGCATATGTTCCATTCAACATATTTGCAATTGCTGTAGCATCAAATTTCTCATCAAATTCCGCGCCACTAAATGCTATAAACCAATACCTGGGACAGTTTCCATGTCCGTACCCTACGGTACTAGGGCTAAAGGTTTTCTTTTTCATTTCCCGCTTCTCACGGCGTCTATCGTTGTAAGCCTTATCAATCATTTTAGAGAATTCGCCATAGTCGAATCCGTCTACTTTTTTAAACTTCAAACTCTTAACAATTTGCTTACTCATATACCAAATCTCGCATTATATTTGAGAGCATCTACTAGTTTATTTACTGCTTCCGCAGTAGTATAGTAGACATTCTTTTTCTTTGAAGCCTCTGGACCCTTTTCAAAAGTTGTGTAGTACCTTGACATGATTGCCAATTTAGCAGCAATCGCTTGAAGTCTAGTAATTATTTCAGGGGCCTTGGCAGCAGGAACATCAGGCTTTGCTATCAATTTAATAATCAATTCCATTGCAGCATCTAAGTCTGGGTCTTGCATATATTCTGAGAGTTCATTAAACTCTGTAATTTGACTAACTGTTTCGATTACGTTCATAAGCCTCTACCAATTCTTCTAGAATTTCCCACTCTACTACCGCCAGTCGGACCTTTGATGCGCCCTCTCCAATGATTAACTTAAGAAGTGGATGCATACTTCTATCTACGCGGAATGTATCTGTACAGATCTTAGCCCACATTTCCTTATTAACTGCTACGGATTTAGCAGTTTCTTTATAATCAACCACGAAGTTATGCCATTTGGCATCACCTTTCTGGTACTGTCCGCGACCAGAATTTTTTTGTCCTTTAGCGCCATCTCTTTTTATTTCGTTTGCTTCTGACATTAAATTCTTATTTCCGATACATGGCCTTCTTGACAAACGTACTCTATGGTAGATCCGTCATCATATAAATATCCATCATTTACAACTAAGAAGCATTCCTGGCATTCCATAGATCCAGATACCTTCTGAGAATATTTGCGTTTTTTAACATCTAAGAATTCTTCTAGAGACTCAGCCATAAATCATAGCCTCTAATGTATCAACTGACTGTGGGTTATCTCTTAAATATTGAACAGCCTTAGCGCGTCCCTGAAGCCTTTCTCCAAGCACTGTGTACCATGCTCCGCCTCGCTCCACCTTGCCCATCATTTCTGCAACGTCTAGAACTTCTGCGACACGATCTACTCCAACGCGAGATCCCTGATAATAAAAATCGTATTGTCCAGAAAGATTAGGTGGTCCAAGTTTATTATAGTCAATAATCCAATTGACTGGGCGACCCACTTTTTGCTGGATTAGTTTATCTCCAACTTGTACATCATCTTTTATTTGGTTTGCTTCTGCTTCTGATGACCAGAGTTTGATTACCGTGCTAGAGAAAAACTTAACTGCCATTCCTCCAGTTGGGATATGTGATGCGTGCATACTACCAAACTGGTTCCTTTGCTGACTGATGAGTACCAAGAGGGTGTTCTGATTAGCGTAGTTAAGCATTTTGACTGCATGTGTCATGTCTTTTGCTTCTGCGCCAATTTGCTTGGTGTCTTGTAGTTGCTTTAATTCATCTCCATCTTTATCAAAGTAGATGGCGGGTAGAAGTGCTGATATGGAATCAACTACAATAATGTCTACTCCAGCAGTCATGAGGCTAGTTCCTACATCTACCATATCATTAATAGTTTTGGCTGGAGAATAAATCAATTGTGATGAATCTACTCCTAGACCCTCCGCCCAGTCTGCTGAATATGAAGATTCTGAATCGATCCATGCACAGGTCTTTCCTTCTTTTTGAGCCATTCCTATCATTTGTAGGCAGAAAGAAGACTTACCAGCACTTTTATTTCCCCATACTAGAACTTGACGACCATGACCTAGACCACCCTTGAGTGCTAAATTAAGCCCTATGCTTGGGGTCGGCTGCTTTTTTACGTCTACCTCTGTTGCTAGTTGAATCCTTTGTCTTGTTTTTGGATCTAGTTTCGCTAGAATTTCTTCTGCGACCATCATCATTTAAACTCTTTTCTAATTCTAGAGCGAACTCTTTAAATTCTTTTCTTCTGCTGGCGGCTATTCTATCTATCAGATATAAGATAGTTTCATAGTCTTCTGACTTCACTACTAACAGGTATTCATCTTGTATACCAGTAAGGACATAGCCTTCCATGATATATCTATTATATCACCCGCGAGTACCGTGCAGTTTATCTCTTGTCTTGTTTACTAATGACTTACTAACTAAGGTATTGTGAATAGATGGTAGCCCTCCAACGAGAACTTTATCCATTCCTGCCCATAGGTCTAATACGCGAATGATAATGTCTGCTAATTCTTCAACAAACTTATCATTTCCTTGGTCTTTACGCAATGCTTCTAATGCTTCTGTCACTTCTGAGTGAACCATTGCCAGTTGCTTGGCAAAGAAAATAAAGTCGTCCTGCTGCTCCATTCTTGTCAATGGGCTCCAGAATCCTTTTTCTACTGCTGTATCATTTAAATTTTTTGCTAAATCATCAAGATGCATTTTCATCCTCTAAAGTAATCTCAAACATTTCTGTTTCATCATTGAAGTCAATTCTTAATTGGTAGTTCTCGTCTACTTCTTCAAGTAGCGCCTGTGGGCTTACCTCAACTTTGCCATATCCTTTAAGGATAGCCATAAGCACTTTGCCCAGATTTAATTCTACTTCTTGTTCACTCATCCTACATTCCTAACTGTTAGTGTTCCATCTTCCATCTTACCTATTTGCACATCAACAATAGTTCCCGCCTTCATTTTGCCTAGCGCTATTGGATATGTTTTCGGGAATACGATAAGTCTTTGCATTTCTTTATTACCATTGGCGACTATAACGTGTGCCATCATTTTCCCAGCCTTGGTTTTGTAGTTAGTAAAGTCAACTACATACTTTTCGCCTTCTCCTGCAAGAGTCTCTTGCATATATAGAAATTCTACGAATGGATCTGGCTTACGCTCAACTACATCTTCTATGGTAACATATCGATGAATTCGATTGTCTCCAACTAGGAAGAAATACATATTCCCTGTTTCGATCTGAGTATTTTCTGTGTGGAAAATGCCAATTGCTCCTGTATCGTCTACTAACTCTACTCTGGACCATCCACTTCCCTTCTTGATTGATTTAACCATTGCCATAAGAACATAGCATCCATCTTCAGTGAAATCTTCTAGTGGAGAAACCTGTGCCTTAATGAATGGTTCTAGACCTTTTACATCAAACTTGGGGATGTTTAGATACTCATAGAAATTTTCACTCTCGTTTCCACTTCTAGGATTATCATCAAATGCTGCTGCTCCAATAGCATTCAATGCTGCAATGGCGCGACTATTGACTCCACTTCCCTTAGCCTTAGAAAATTCTAATAGTTCTTCATAGTTTTTAAATGGACGGGCAGCAATTAGTTTATTGCTAATTCCCTCAGAAATAAATTTAATGTCTGCTAGACCGAATCGAATGCTATTACCTGTCAAACTAAATTCAATATCTGATTCATTGACATGAGGTAGTAGAACTTTAAGACCTAACCTTTTAGCCTCCAGTAAGTATTCTGTTCGTGCATCTTTATCCCCCTCGTTCTTGAGGATAGCAAAAATGAATTCCAGAGGGTAGTAGTGCTTAAGCCAAGCAGTCCAATAAGAGAGCATGGAGTACACAACTGCATGGGAACGATTGAATGAATAGCCTGCGTGTGCCTCAAAGTCGTGCCATAGATGCTCTGCGTCCTCTTTGCTAATGTGCTTTGTAGCGCCAGAAACAAACTTCTCTCTGAACTGTTCGAATTCTTTAGCATCCTTCTTCTTTCCAATAATCTTTCTAACCTTATCGGCCTCTGCCCATGTCATACCGCCAAGATGGACGCAGGCCTGCATGACTTGCTCCTGATAGATAATAACACCATATGTACGCTCAGTAAATGGCCTCATGATATCGTGGACGTATTTAATTTGTTCCCGCCCCTGCTTGCGTGCAATGTACGCTGTACCTACAGTATTCATAGCACCTGGGCGAACTAGAGCATTGGATGCTACTAGGTCTTCAAATCTTTCCACGCCCATCTTGATTAGAAGATTCGTATACGGTGTTGCTTCTGCTTGGAAGACTCCCTTGGTAAACCCGTTAGATAAGTCTTGATAAACTAAATCATCTTCTAAGGAGATAGAATGTAGACCAATGTCCTTACCAGTTCTATCTTTAATGATATCTAGAGTGTCTTTAACAACAGATAGAGTCTTTAGCCCTAGAGCATCTAACTTAATTAGACCAATATCTGCCGCTTGCTCCATATCATAAGCAATAACTGGGACGCGACCGCTAACTTTATCATTAGCATCACTTCTAGCTTCCATCGGGGCATATTTAGAAATAGCCTCCTTAGCAACAACTACTCCTGCTGCGTGAACTCCAACTGCACGAATGCGACCACGCAACTTGCTTGCTAAATCTGTTACTTCTGGGTACTTGTCACGGAACCATCTTGTATTCTGGTTGGACTCAAAATCCTCCCAGGTTTCGATACCCTTTAGTGCCTTGTTCACATCACCTAGAGGTACAGCAAAGACACGGGAAGCATCACGAACTACGCCCTTATCCTTAAAGTATTGGAATGTAGAAATGCTCGCAACATTCTTAAACTTTTTGCGTAGGTATTCTTTTACCTCGTTACGACGCCTATCCATAAAGTCAGTATCAATATCAGGAAAGTCATTTCGCTCAGGATTGATGAATCGGAAGAATAGTAGATCATACTCAATTGGGTCTACTTCTGTAATTCCCAGCAGATAGCATACTAGAGATCCAGCGGCTGATCCTCGTCCTGGACCTACTAAGATATCATTACCCTTAGCGTATTGAATCATATCGGCAACAACTAAGAAGTACGAGGCAAAGTCCTTGTCTTCAATTACCGAAAGTTCCTCGTTAAGTCGATCAATGTATGTTTGATCTGTAATGCCGCGCTCTTCCATTGACTTCTCACAGAGTTCCCTGAGTTGAGTGTTGGAGTTTTTCTTTGGCCTGGGAAGTAAGGATAGATTCTCATAGTATTCATATTCTCCGATCTTATCAGCAATCTCTAAAGTACTTTCATAAATATCTGTTCGATCAATTCCAGACTTCTTATACCAACTATCAATGTCTAGACGGCTCTGAATAAATAGATCCCAGCCCTCAAAGGAAATGGGACGATCTGGATACAGGTGGTTAAGCCTCTCAAATACATCCTTGATAGCCTTGCCTGATGCGTATGAGGAATCCTTATTCATGTTAGGCTTAGTAGATAGAATAAGTAGGGCTTCTTCTACGGCTCTTTGATCTTCCCGCGCAAAATGGCAGTCTGAGGTAGTGACTGGCTTAATCTTATATTCATCTGCCAATGACAGCAATTGATGATTAATTTCTGGCGGATTATGTGGCTGCACTTCCATGTAGAAATCATCATTGAAACGATTCTTAAACCACTTAAGCATAGTGCGAGCCTTATCTTCATCCCCGCGCTGAATAGCCTTAGAGATTAAACCATTAAGGCATCCTGAGAGAACAATAAGTCCATCTCCATAATCGCTCAATACCTCAAAGTCGATGCGAGGCTTACGGTAAAAGCCCTCGTTCCATGCCAACTCAGACAACTTCTGAAGATTCTGAAGACCCTCTTGGTCTTTTGCTAGAAGGATTATATGGTTAAATACCTGAGTGTTATCGTCACGACTTTTAATGTCTCGCTTGTCAAACCTGTCTGTTTCTGAGATGTATGCCTCTACTCCCAGGATAGGCTTTAATCCCGCCTCGCGTGCAGACTTCTGCATATCGCGGTGTGAAGATAGTGTGCCGTGATCTGTAACGGCTAATGCGGTCTGTCCTAGATCCTTGGCTGCTGAAAGTAACTCTGCTGGGGATGATAGACCATCCATTAGGCTATAGTGGCTATGGACATGAAGGTGTACTAAGTCTGACATTTATCTCCTAAAATACTGCTAGGGGGCGCATTTCTACGCCCCCTAGCATAGCATATTAATTACCACTCAACTGCTGATGAGGAAGAGTCATCTGAAGATGATGCGCCTGTGTAGAAGGCCTCTTGCTCATCATAGGGAACGTCACGAACTGCAATCTTTTCAAGATCAAATAGTTCAAGTGCGTCAAAGTCTACTGGGTCTGAATCAGTAGGTAGTGGGATGATGCTGTAATTTGTATCTGTGCGCTCTCCTGTGCGCTTCAAGCGCCAGGTGTTAGATGTGATGCTGCCAGTTTCTCCAGCATACTGGATAATTTCTGGTGTAGCAGACTTAGGACCAGTTCCCTGGCTAAAGATTGCTACATAAGGATCTTCATTTCCATCATTAACAAGGATGTTGCAGTAGAGTCGGCTGCGACCCTTCCACCCAGCCTTTGGGTCACGACGATGCATTTCGCATCCGAAACAACGGCCTTGGTCATCAACACTACACAAAGCCTTGCGACGGTAGTCTGATGGATTGGTATGCTCAACAGCAATAAATGCTAGTCCAGCCTTGTCATTGTAATTGGGGGAATCAGGATCAAGTTCCTGAAGAAATTTAATCTTAACGCTCTGACCGTCATTCAACTTCAGCCAGCGACCGCGAGGACCATCTGAAGATGATGATGGGCGATCAATTGTTTGGTTCATGGCCTTGAGGCCCTTTACTAATCCCATAATATATATCTCCTAGTGTAATTGGGCTATAGGATGCCCTATCTTTCAATTATAGCATTCTATATTCGTAATCTGCAAGGGCATTTTCAATACAAGTTTTAACTTCTTCTTCTGTCATGTCGCCCACATCTTTAGCATCATGTGGGTATAGCATATCATTTGAGTAGTGTGCCCACAAGATTTCTTTATTCTTCAATGAAGATGCTATGGTCTTTCCTAGTTCCCGTCCTGCGGGATCGGCATCTGTCATGATAATAATTTTGGTAAAGTTTCTATTTAGGTTCTGGATGTTTATCTTAGATATAAATCCACCCAAGGTCGCCACTACATTAGGGTATCCAGACTGATGCACTCTAATAGCATCGAAAGAGGACTCCACAATTACAACCGCGCCGCCCATCCTTTTAGCCCTATGGATATTAAACATAGTTTTATTTCTTGGCAGGCCAGTACTATTCTTAAAAGACTTTCCTTCTATAGATCGACCTACTAATCCTACTGGAACTCCATCTGGAGAATGCACTGGGACAATTACCATATCCTGATTCTTTGAGTATCCTAGTTTAAAGTGATCTATAGATTCACGATTAATACCTCGTCCAGCAAAGTAGGATTCTGAACGTTCATCCATCTGCTCATACATCTTATCTAAAGTAGATTGAGAGAACTCCTCAAAGTCTGGCTTATCATCTAAAACTTCTGCCAACTCATCTTCAAAATGTGCGGCTGCCTCTTGCTTTGCAGACATAATAAAGCGTAATGCTTCATACTCATTTCTCTGAGTCATATTCTTTACTAATTCTACAATGTTACCGCTGGCTCCGCATGATGGATTAAAGCACAGATAAAGACCCTTCTGGTGACTTACAGAGAAGGATGGAGTATGCCTGTTCCCATGAAATGGGCATAGGCATAGGAAATCATTAGAAGTCTCACTAACTACCTGTAGCCCCAATTGCTTTACAATTGCTCGCATATGCGAGGGGCTGTAACTTTCTAAAAGCATTTATTTTCCTATTGTTTAGGTATTAAAGTTTGTCCAGAGAAGCCTATATACGAATGGGCTTTCTTCTTTCCGACGTATACTCCATATACAATTATTTCAAAATTGTATGTATCAGTAGGTTCATCGTACTCTAAGGAAAATTGTATGTCAAGATCTAATATAGGGACGTACCCTTGCGTACGCATATCAGTTTCTATAATGTTCTCATAGTGCTTACGCAAGCGTGGAATAGAGGCATCATCTGCTATCTGACCCTGCATTCCAAAACTCTTCAGTTTTTTATTCATCCTGTCTTTAATTATACATTAGACAGGGATATCATCATAGATCTCTTTTACAATACCGCGATCAATATCCCAGTCAAGATAGAAGGCATAGTCCGTACCGTGCCTATTCTTTCGTGAGACAACTTCAATAATGTTTGTATCTGGGTGGCGGTGAACAGCCATAGCCATGTCAGCATCGTATTCAATAGCCTTTGACCATGCTACCTGAGAAAGTAGTGGTGGGGCATCCTGATCAGATACATCATCCATTGTGGCTGCTGTAATATCAATGACAGGAATATTGTTACGAACTGCTAGTAGTTTGAATTCCCGCGAGATATTTCGGTTCCGCTCAACCTCAGAATTAGACTTCTTAGTGTCATTAAACAACTGGTGATAATCGCAGATAACAAGGTCGGGGCGATGCTGATCGATCTTACCTTGTACTGTCTGTGGAGTAACTTCATTTGTTCCCTCGTTAGATACTAGAATAAATCCATTCTTATCGTCAAAGCGCTTCTTGGCCCAGTGATGGAAGTCATCAATGTTAATCTGTCCACGGGAAAAGTCTGAAGCCCTAAACATACCGCTACCTAGCATAGTGTAGATGCGGTCACGCATATTCTCTGGACTCATCTCTAGAGAGACAATCATAGGCTTGAATCCCTGCTCCCACGCCTTACACGCAAGGTAGGAGGTCATCCAGGTCTTGCCACGACCAGGCCAACCAATAGCCACGATAAGGTGTCCTGGTGCCATTCCTGTGGGATAGGCAAGGTCCAGGGCAGTAAAACCACTTTTGATTCCAGGGCTACCACCCATAATTGCAGAGCGTTCCTGGACAGCGAGAATGTGCTTTTCAGCCAACTCATAGTCAGTCAAGTCAACATCTCTGACGTTACTAGTCAGTCGTGAAAGAGAGGCAATCTCTGATTGCATATCAGAAAGAACGCGAGCGGCGGCATTATCCTTTAGCGATGCTCCAGATTTCATGAGAAGATTACGCATACGTCCAGCAAGGTACTCGTTCTTTAACTGATCTACATAGTACCCAGTCTCAGCGTTTACATTTACTGGCTCAAAGTCGCGGAACTTCTCTGTGAGAACATTAACTTCTGGAACAGACTTAAACTTGTAATAATACGACTTAAGTCCCTCCCAAACGTCGCGGTGAGACTGAAAGATCTCATCCACATTGTCTGCCAGAATGGTGGAGATATCCTTATTCTTACATACTGAAGTGATTACTGCTGCTTCTGTATTCATGACCTTTCCTCCACCATCTTTTTGGTTGCCTCCCGCATCTTCTTACGACGCAATTCATCTTCTTGTGACTGTAAAAGCATATCATCTAGGCGATCAAAATTATAGAAAAACCATTGAAGTGGATGCCCTTGCTTGGTCACCTTAAAATAATACTGTAGAAGTTCCTTGGCGCGGTCGAATCCAATGGAATCGATAACATCACCCATAGCCCACTTCTCTTTATACTTGTTAATTCTTGGCTTCTTGCTATATTTTTGAGTATATAAAGTCTCATAAAGACTCAGCAACGAATATGTAAGTTTGCTATCTTCCTTTGCCATTCTTTAACTCCTGCTCAATATCAGAAACCTTTTCGATTAACTTATTCTCAACAAAACTATACACCCTATCGGTTGCTCCGTCAACACTTTCTCCCTGTCGAACAAAGTCTTCCACACCGATGGACACTCTTAGGCTTTCATAGTTACCTAGATTTCTGACGAACTGAAGTTCTACTCTTACATGAGTAGACTCACTATTCTTGGTTGTCATCGATAAATCCTAACTTTAATGATGACTCTTTACCTTCTTCAATTTGTGCAAGTATAGTATAAAGTCTGAGCCATCGATCTGATACTGCCAACATTGCTTCTACATCTCTGTGTTCTACAGCGTAAGTGAATGCTGTATCTAGTGATGTGGCACAAGCACTAAGTATATCATCCTCTTTAAATTCTATTTCTTCTACCTGGGGTATCTCTACAACTTCTTCTTTTTTCTTACCCATTATCTACCAATCCGGCTGTTTCCATACTGGAACAAAATCTCCTGCCTTGTCTTTTGTATACAAAATAGTTTCGTGCTTCATCATAGCCTCTAGTTCAGCACGGGTCATTACTTTACCTTGGGTAATAGCGCCATCTTTTCTTGGCCTCCCGCGATGTACTGTAAGTAGATATGAATGTAAATCTCTTAAATCATCTTCGCTGAATAAAAACTTTCCAGGATTACCATTCTCTAAAGAATAGGTTTGCTTTGGCCTTCTAATCTTACCTTCTTCTATGAATGTATGAATAGACCATCTATCCCTGCCAAATATTTTTACAACTTCATTAACAGTAAATGCTTTTTGCATATTCTGTTTTGTTATTGACCAAATATATGAGACTCTTTTTTTATTTTCATAGTCCCAGGAACAATGATATCTTCAGCCCTACTTATTCTTAAAACTTTATGATGATTTCCATTAAGATAAAAATATCTTATTGGTTTAGGTTTGAGTTTTCTAACTGATTTAACCATGGTCCGAATGCGCCTTTTCCAGTTTTAATAAACCATCTCTTACCACATCTTAGGCAGAAGAGTTCTATTCTAAGTTCATGAGAAAAGACTCTATCTATAAATACCCTTCCACCTTTACACTTTTTATGATTCATGCCTGGAAGATCTTTCCATCCACTACACATGTATAATCATGAATTTGAATTAGTTGAATGTGTGGGTAATCATTTACTACATGTGCTACAGCGAATCCCGCCTGCCAATTCTTTTGAATAGAGTAATCCATCTGATCCTCATCACAGAGATGACCGATTTCGTATCCTCTGAGTTCCTGGCCTGTAAGATTATATGTTTGAAAGTATGCTCCCATACGATGTGAATGACCACGGACAAGAGAAACGCCCCAATTATTAACATCGTTACGGACTGACTCTCCTGCGTGCTTTGAAATAGACTCTCCATGATGACCATAGATATCTCCGAATCTCTTTACGGGTGGCTCATTCCAATTGTGCCACTCAAATCCTGCATTTGAATAGTCATACAATGTGTCAGCAGTTACTATTTCTAGGAACTGTGGCGCTTTCTTAGCAAGGTACTCGCCGTGGCGAGTCCAGCCATGATTCCCATCGTGAAAATGACAATCAGCGTTGGGGACGATCTTTCTGATATCTTTAAGAAATTGCTTTGTCTCACGCACTCCTCCATCATCTATAGATACTGACATTTCTAATGGCTTGTCAGCAGCCCAACGACTTGTAGAATCAGCATCGTCAATGTCTCCAAGCAAATCTACTGCGTCTGGCTTCCACCACTTCATAACCTTAAGAAATAGTTCTACCTTACGCGGGTCATGTCTAGGAAAGTGAACGTCTGATACCATCATCCACTTTAAATCGTTATTCATAAAATTCCTATCTATTTATGTGCCTTCATGTGTTGGGCACGGGTACATACGAAAAGATTATACTCTTCGTTGCATTCTTTGTCACTGTTTATGTGATGTACAGTTTCCCAGTCTTTTAATATTCTACAATATTTCTTTTCCATAACGAGGCGGTGTTCATAATACCACCCGCCACCAAAGCCTTTTGGATGTTCTGGAACCCATACAAGGACGTAGCCGTCTATTACTTTTTTCTTTCTACCTCGCCAATCTAGGATTGGCTTGTAGTTCACCTTATGATTCTCCGATAGCAATAACATGGATAATAAGGCGTCCCTTAGTTTTCCTTTTGATATCAATCTTTACAGAGGTTTTGCTCAAATCTGTCATGATCAGGGTGGGGGATTCAGAATCTCCCTTACCTGTAGTTGGATCATAGGCAGTAGCAGTAACAACTGGCAACGCGCCAAAGGTCCCGCTGCCAAATTCTATTTTAATACTATCTGAAGAATTTGACGGGACATTGATTGCCCTAGCAAATATCTTAGTTCCTCTAATATTCTTATCTTCATTTCTAATTTTTGCTATTGGACCATCATACACTCTTTTTTCAAGGCTGGCAATACGATTGACGAGATCTTGAATGGTAGCAACGTCAATTCTTGCGTATGCTTCATTTATCGCTGACAATTACTTCCTCCGATGTAGCCTGAAGATTTTGTATAATTTCTTCACGCTTGTTGATTTCTTCCATAGCCTGTGCCTTTAACATAGCCATTTGAAGTTCATAGTTAGATGTTATCTGACCAATTCTATTTTGTAGTTCTTGTACAATTAGTTCTATATTGTTTGACATTATTGACCTTCTAATTCTACTAGTTCTTGTTGTAATGCTGCTAACTTGTCGTCTATTTCTTGTAACTGTGTAGTGAAACTATCTACATTGTTTTGATTTGGGCTGGAAACAGAATTTTCTAGCATCAGCGATAACTCTACATTATATCTAGAGTATGCTAGATTTTTCATAAATTGATTTACAATGTGTATTTTTTCATCCACACTTACTAAATTATTTTCCATATTACACCTCCTATATATTATACTATTTTATAGCAAATTATCTAAGTTTTGCTCTAGATAATTGATTTTTTCTGTCAGGTTGTTGACTTGAACATTAGCCTGTTCAATCCAGCCCTCTGAGGGGTGGCTGGAATTTTGCTCTGCTAGTATTTCTTGTTCTACACGATATTTAGTAGATTTAATGTTTTTTATTAAATTACTTACTATGCCTATCTTTTCTTCATTTGTTAATTCATTATCCATAATCTCTCCTTATTATGCTGGGATTGCTATAGTATTAGACTGAGCCTGGAATCCCTGAGTTCCACCAGTTCTTGTTGCAATAACAATACAATACATGTTCCGTCCTCTCATTGCAGAAGTAATAGCAAGAGTCTGACCATTCCCTGCAAAATCTCCGTTACCGAAGTACCAAGTATATGAAAAAGATAAGGTTCCTGTTGGAGAATTAGAAACCGAAGCACTTGCATCAGCATACCCAGTTCTACTACTAGTTACCTGGGTCGTTGCTGATGGCTGTGCGGTCCATGTTCCTGAAGTACAGGTAACACTTACCAAAGCATTCCTTGATGCTACTGGGAATGCCGTATTAATTGGTGGAATAACAATGGTATAAAACCCATCATTCCACACGCCGTCAAAATTAAATCCTCCATTAGTTACAGTTCCGCTATATGAGTACAAAGAGTTGTAATTGGAGTGTGTTACGTCGTACCCAAAGTTGGTTCTTGCTGTTGATAGGGTGGGGGTCAGTCCTACACGCAAATTTACAGTCATGGTCCTTTGCCCACCTCCGAATGTACTTATCCCAGATGTTGTGGCATAAACAGTACCTGTACCAGAGTTTGTACTTGAAGAAAAAGTAGTAGTAGCCTGTCCTGAAGAATTAGTTGTAGATGATGTTGGGGACACGGAAGAACCTGCCGCCCCTGGAGGAAGGCCAGCAATAAAACTCCAGGATATTACAAATCCAGAGCGGGAAAGATTTTCATATGCAGCATTTACAAGTTGCGCTGTAAGAGTAGATGTTGAAGAGGTTTCTATAGTGTTAGTTCCAGTAATTTGTACGGCATAAGGATTGTTATTCATTGTAAGGTTTACGCTTGCAGGGGGACCTTCCCCATATATAGAAGTTTTAGCATAAAGTCTAAAATTATATGTCCTACCAGGCGTAAAGATGGAATCGAACTCCGAACCTACAGAAAATGATGTTGCACTAGATGCAATGCTGTTTGATAGATTAGTCCATGTTGAAGATGTACTAAGTTTATATTCAAGTCTATATCCACTTACTGTAGTACAGTTTGCCGTTGCTGCTGTCCATGTGAAACTAGCATTCTTACCCCAATAATCTGATGTTGCTGCAAGGTTGGTTGGAGCATTGGCAGAGGGGGGAAGAGTCTCCGTTAGTTCGTTATCTGGCTGTCCAGCAATATCGTTAATGTTGTATCCAATTATTTCTAATAAATATTGCCTTCCTGACTCTAAACCTGTAAATGTATGTGTTCTTTGGCTAGTCCAATAAAATCTTTTACTTGTTATTTCTGTGTAAGTAGGAATTGCGTCAGGAAAGTCTGCGGTATATATTTTTGCATATCCATATACTGTGTTTTGTGCAGTCCATGATAGCCCTAAAGAACTGCATGTCTGGACTATAGAGCCGTCAGTAATTTGAATGCTAGAAGTTGGATCATTTGGACTAGTAAATGTTTCTGTATCTTCCACTGCACTAAAATTATTATTTTCAACTTCTACCGTAAGAATATATCCAGTATTCCCTAAAAGGGGAGGACTAATAGTTGCACTATGAGAAGTCTGAGATCCAACAGTAAACATTGGATTGCCAAACTCGTCTTCAGCAGAAACATATCCCATGCCAAATCCTGATTGTGGCCTTATCGTCACTAGCCATCTGTACTGATTTTGTGATAACCATGATACAGAGAACGAACTTGTAGATGGAACACTAAACGATATTATAGAAACAGTTGGGACTCCAAGGTATATGGCACCTGAACTAAGAACTGATTGATTTTCAGTAATAGATGTTGCGGTTACACGAATGCAATAATTTTGATTATTAGTAAATGATGAACTATAAAAATAAGGTTCATAGTATCTATCATTACCATCTACAAAAAACGCTGAAACATTTTTAGTTTGTATTGGAGTTCCAGAAGGAGTAGAGCCCAAAAATAATTCAGCAAAAATCTGTCCAGACCCGTTAGTAACTTTTACTGATGCTCCAACATAAAAAAGTCCATCGTCTGGATCTCTTCCTGCGTCTGTATCAGTAAAGACTATCGATGGAATTATTGGATCTGGGAAAACAACCCTCCACATGCCCATATCATATACATATCCGGCAGAGGCAGTCTTCCATTCACTGTCATTATATATTCTTATGCTAGTGGGGCTCTGCCATGCATTATTGTCGTATACTCTTAGGGGCATAGTGTCATTCTATCAAATAATTAATATCTTAGGTAGATATCTCCGTTACTGGCTGTTCCGGTTGGATAGGCAACGGTCACAGCATCAGTTCCATACTTAATTGTATTTGGTGAAGTTGGGGAATAATTACCATTTTTATATCTATTTTGCACAGATGCGGGGGTTTCTACTGTTGCTCCATTTATTCTAACTTCACCAGCAGTTCCAGTAGTTAAATTAATAATTCCTCCCGCGCCGTGGGCATGAATTAATACTTGACCAGGGATATCTGTTGATCCGCTTTTTATAGCATTTGCTCTAAGTACCATAGTGTTAGAATAAACCGCATCTCCGCCCTGCTCTGCATCAGTCTCCCAGCCAAGGGTGCCTCTTTGCCTATCACTTACATCTAGCCATCTTAATTTTGCAGGGCCTGCGGCTGGAGCCTTAAATATTAAATCTTTACCATCGTCAGATAGTAGAGAATAAGTAGATGATTGAGAACTTTGAACTCCTGAATTATATCTAGTGTATGGATATTCTGTAGTTCCACCCTTTACTATTAAACCAGTGCTTGTTACCTGTCCAAGAAATCCTGCGTTGCCCCCTGCAACATAGAAATTCGGAGCATGAATACTATTTCCTGTTAGATTTATTACTGTGCTACCATCTGTTGTAAAAGTAGTAGGCGTGACAGTATTCCATGATGCCGATGCTATAAGTCCAGTTCTAATTTTATTTCCGCTAATGGTTGTTCCGCCTGCATTAACATCACTGGCAGCCCCTCCAATTTGAAGATATCCAGATAATGAAATATTTCCGGTAGCAGCATCAATAGTAAATGTTGAAACATTGGATGAATTATATGCAGTAAGTCCATTTTGGTTCATTATTAATCTAGCGCCAGATGATGGACTTGATCCAGCATACAAAGATCCGCCATTTAATTGAACATTACCAGTAAAAGATCCTCCAGTGGCAGTTATAGAACCTTGTAATGATAAGTTAGTTCCATCAAATGCTAGCCTATTCTTTAATGAAAACTGTCCAGCAGTATCTATGTATATTCCAGTATTGGAATTATTATATGTTCCGACTCCAGAATAAATTTGACCTAAAGTGCTAGTACTTTTAATCGTGATTTGCTCTGATGTAGTGCCAACTTGGATATATTCATTAGCGTTTATTCTTCCGGCAGTAATTTTATCAGCAGAGAGATCTGAAATATAAGCATTGTTGAATACCACCATAACATCTGACTGATCTGCTAAAGATGCATCAGAAACATTACCGCTAGTATCTACTGCTCTAGTATAGAAGTATCGTTGCTCTCCTTCTAATAATGGAACAAAGAACTTCTCTTGTGCATCTCCGCCATTGAATGCTGCAAATAGAAGTCCTACCTCTGTAGAATTAGGATTGGTTGCATCTCCTGGAGATGGTGCTGTAGAAAATCCAGAATTTAACATAAATACTCTGAAGTAATATGTATCTAATGGCAATGGAGTGGTAGTTCCATGCTCTATCGCAGATTGTGTTACTCTCACCATCATAGGTCCACCCGCTGCTGCGCCAGCAGATACGGTTGGTGCTACTGGTCTAGGTGGTGGAGTTGTATCTGCTAAGGTAGTTACCTGAGTAGAAGTTGAATATGCCGTTCTATTCTGTGTTTTATCATAAGTAGATATTGAAAAATTGTATCCAGATAAAGGAAGAAGTACGCTTATTGTGGCTGATGTAACTGGGGCTGCGAAAGTGAATGGAACATCTACCCATGTGTAATTTGAAGGGCTAGATATTCTTGCATATCTAATTGTTACCCCAGCAATATCAGAATTATTAGTAGGATCAGTTGGGTTTGTCCAGGAAACCTCTACTTGTCCGACTCCTGCTGTGTAAGTTATGGATGTTCTTTGATCTGGTGGAGTAGTATCAACAGTTACTGGATTTATTGGAGTTACTGAAATTCCAACAGATGGTGATAATTCTGACTCACCGCCAAAGGTGTCAACATGAGAAACCTTAACAAATCTTGTACTGTATCCAACAACCTTTATTGAAGATGGAGTTGCGGTGACATTATCTATACTTGTGTAAGTTCCAGATACAGTAGAAGATTCATAAATTTTAGAGTAAGAGTAATCTGTTTCAGTTGGAGTGTCCCAGGAAACTCTATATCCCATCGTTTCTGCAACAACAGCAACATTAGTGGGGGCGGCGGGAGGCTCATTACCACCAGTTGCGCTTACCCCAGCACTTTGATTCCCAGTTCTATCTACAGATATTACTTCTATTGTTATTGGATTAGCAATTCCTCCGAATGCAAATAGCATAGAATCGTAGTCAAGGGAGAAACTTTCTGATTGTGATGCGTAAGTTTTTGTGATAGATGGAAAGTCTGGAGAGGTAAGATTAATTTTAAAATAGGCAAAATCTTTCTCCGCTAGCGCGGCTGAACCATCCCAGGTTGCTGTAAATCCTGCTCCGTCGAATGCAACTTCAAGATTTGTTATGGCTGGTGGAGGAACATCTTTACTATTTGTATTAAACTTTATAGGCCTTGACCATTTAGAAGGCTTTCCCTTTTTAGGTACTGACTGTACTTCTAAAACATAGGTAGCACCAGGAGCAAGCCCTTTTAATGTAAGAGTCTTTCCCTGAACCACTGCCATATTAGGATATCTCCAGCCTGTACTCTATGTCCATTTCTACGCCAGATGGTTTTACTATGTAGTCATTTGAAGTATTCCCGCCGACAGTTCCAATTATGGCACGGCTTACTAGGGCAAAATCTAGGTTTGTTTCATCTGCGTCGTCAAACTTCATAGCATCTAATTGAACTGTGCATCCTGAGGCGGCTGCTGATGTAATAATAATTCTTGAAACATTGTTATTAAAATTACCAGTTGAAGTAAAGTTTCCTATAAGTGCTGTTACAGTTTTGTATCCTGTAGAAGATCCATTAAGAACAAAGTCAAAGTATCTAGTACCCGCCGTGGGTAATTGATCATCTACAAATTCTACTCGGACAGTTCTGTTTGCGCCTGTAGCAGTAACATTATATAAAACAGTAAAACTGTCTAGTTGAGAATAACCAGAAACATCTATTCCAGATTCTAAGTATGCTTCTATGCCGCTAGCACCAACGATTAGATTTCGATATCCTGACCTACCTTCTACAGCCTCTTCTGTTCCAGAAAAGTTAGATGAGCCTAATGGAACATCGAACTCGTCAGTCCAATTTTCAGAAAATGTTGCTATTACCTTGTCATCAAATCCAAGGGAGGCCGCGTTTGATACTGCTGGGTATACTCCAAGTTCATACACTCTGCCTTCTATTTCTGAAGATAGAGTTGCGTTTAAAACTATTTCATTGTCCTCAACACTATAAATAAGAACAGGCACTCTAGCAATTTCAAATTCTAGTTTGGAGTCAGATGAAGATGGGGCAGATGAATTAAGAGTGCCTACTGCTATTGATCCCGCCCAATTAGATGTATTCCCAGCGAGATAGTTTCTTATTATAGCAAGGCCCTCTGTTGTGATAACATTATTAAATTCCTTAACGTTATCATCCATCTTTACAACATATCTACCCTTAATCAATTCTCTTTATCCTTATCTTGTAACTTTCTATTCCAGGCGTATCGTCAAAAATTCTTCCTACTACGTTTACGGTGGCAGTGCCATCTGAAGCAACTAATATGTCTCCAAAGGAGTTGGACTCTGTAGCCCTAGTAAAAGTACCGTTATTATTCCTAAACTTTACTTCTACGAATGGGGCTGGGGCTGGATCTTTGTCCTTATCATCATCGTCATCATCCCCTGTTCCATCTTCTGGATTATCATCTGTTGATGATGTTCCAGTAATTCCTTCATTGTCCAGAAGAACTAAGTCTATCTTTTCTTCTATCAGTTCAAGGGCGATTCCTTTGAATTCTTGCCTGAGTTGTCTGCGTAATGCCTCTAAGTCATTTCTTTGATTATCTGGCTTTTTCATGGTCTACTCCCATATAATTATACCACCGAAACCGTTTGAATCAATGGTTTTATTGTAAGGGTTGTAGATAGCCCTCCGTCAAAGTCGTGAGATATTCTAGTTACGATGTAGTAATCATTTGTTGAACTAGTCACTTTCCCAGAATAAAAATTAAATTTAACTATGTCACCTATTTGAATTAGCGGGTTGCCGAATATTTTAACACTTATTGATTTATATTGGTATGAGAATGATCTAGATATCATTGATGCCACCGCTTCTGCCTGAGATTCACTCTGTACAGATTCAGTATCAATAGTTATTTCATAACTATTTCTTCCCCCTGGCACAAGTTTCTTTAATTCGTATTGATCTCCAGGGATAACTGTGTTAGCAACAATTTGAAGAAGGCCGTCTTCTGCTCCATTGAGAACATCGCCAAACCCCTCTGCATTCAGGAATACGGTTTCATTGGAAAGATTCATGGCTGCGAATCGGGCTGTTTGAGTAGTTCCGTATACTCCAGATAAAGAGATAGCCCCTTTACCTACAGATCTAGTAGTCTTAACCACTCTCTGATTGCTTTTATCTTCTTTATCATTTGAGCCATCCCCAGATATTACACCAATTGTTGGAGGCCTAGCAGCACTAGTAAAGTGTGTTGTATTCCATGGCGTCCACAATGATTGAACTTCAACAGGAGATCCAGCATGTACAAGTTGTCCGCTTCCTATATACATAGTTACATGGTGAGCGCCTTGCTCAAAGTAAAACAACAGGTCTCCTCGTTGTAAATTAGCAGACCCGTTGGATGGTGATACTCCTGGTATTTTAACGCATTGATTAACCTGAGTTCTTGTATATGGAGTTAATTGTATTTTACCACCGCTATAACCATTGCCACCAGTTGCTATGCTATAGGCCCAGGTAGTTAGTTTTGAGCAGTCCCATGATCCTGGAGGTCTCGCTCCTGGCGGAGTGTTTACATATGGTTTACCAACTTGACTTAAAGCATAGTCTATAGCCTTATCAACTATTTCCTCTGAAGTAGACATTAATCTTCCTCCTCCTCAGGATTTGCATATTTATTAGCAAACAGCGGGGCTTCTTGCCATGCGTTAATATCATAATTATATCCCAAGAACTCTATTCTAGGAACACTAGTTATTGGATATGTATCATATTCTACTTCAAAAACCTTGATTCCTCTGCCGACAGGATTGGCAGTATAAACAAAGTTGTCTGATGCTGCATCATTAAATCCTGGAACAAGTTGCTTAGATACTATTGTATCTAATAAAGTATTTTCTCCAATGTAGAATGCGCCATTGGCTGTTTTCTTTCCATACATAGAATATGAATCTTTCATATTATAGATATTCAAATCGTTCATATCCTGAGGCTTTCTGGATGAGCCGAATAGGAACTGTCCTACTATTCCAGATCCAAACTGCGAGGCAACTATTCCGAACTTAGAATTTCTTTTTAGAGGCTTCTTTAATTTTACAGGGAAATCTTTATATTCCTTGCTGGGCTTTTTAGATTCATCTTCCTCCTGCCCAGGCTTTGGCTTTACCGTTACTTGCTTGGCGAATGCAGAGGTGCCACCTATAAGAATTGTTGCTTCATTTCTCTTATCATTTATTGCAACAATTATTTCTAGATTTTCCTCTTCATCAAAAAGTCTCTCGCTGTACTCAAAGGCGTTCTTGGCAACCAATGTTTTTCTTTCTCCATTAATTACCTGCTCTACAAATACCTCTGGCTCCTTTTTCTTTTTATTTGCAGTCTTTCCAACCCAGATAAATAGACCAGAGTCTATGTCGTCTGAATCTAATTGTACTCCTACCGCAACACCCAGGTATCCTTCTTTAGAGTCTGGAATGTCCCCAACTCTAATAGTTGCTGATAGTTTTCTCTTATATCCTAAAACATCTGCGTTGCTTTCATCGTTATTTGGACTAAGGAAAATCATCTTGTCATTATCAATACAATTAAGTTGCATTCCATATGGAGTATTAGAAAACTTTTTAGAGCCAGATGTTAGGTTTATACCGTTCTTATATCCCTTTTGAGATATAGTAAACTGTTTTGCCTTCCATCTTGTATCTCCATAAGTAGATGCCCTAGTATGAATAGATGGCCTAGTCCCATAAAGACCGCGCCTGACATTCATTAAATTACCAGTTTCAGAATATCTAACATTTATGGCAGATTGATTACCCATCAAATCTCTAATAACCATATCTATGTCTTCTGGTTTTTTAATAATTATTTTTTTAGTAACTAATGTAGATGTTGGAGTTGAATAATTAAATTCGTACTCTTTGCCATCGTAAGAAACAATTTCTTCATCAATTAATAATAATGATGCATATGGAATATATCTAAACGCTGAAGTTGATTGTATAGGACTATATGGGATGTAGTTTTGAGCAATACCCTTTATCCCGCCTCCAGTTATATCAAAGTACGGTAGGGCGACTAGATCCTCTTGCAATGTCCATACGATCTTTGTAGATTCCTTAGCCTTAGAAATTAGGCTTGGGTTCTTACCCTCTTTTGTATTCGCTCCACCCTCTTCTAATTGAACTCTAGGAATTCTATATTTAATAGATATAGATTGTGGCTTTTCGTTTTCTGAGAACTCTACTGACTCTAAGTTAGATACTGAGTTTACATCAGTTTTATCTTGTACAAATAAATCAGTCGTCTTTGTCCCACCCTCTAGTTCTTTGTAGTATCTGCTGTAATCGTATAAGGATATAAATCTTAACGCACCGTATTCATCTGCGTACATTCCTACTTGATATATTTTAAATAAATCTTGAAGGGCTTCTGTTATGGAATTATCTTTTGAAGTCCAGAAGTGGGCTAACTTTTCATCTTCTGAAAAATTTAACTGACTATCTTTTTTCCTGGAAAGAACTCTCAAAGATCTTAAATCATCAAAGTAGTAGTCACCGAATCCGATTGGATCTAATACTGATCTAATAACTTCATTAATCCTGGCTCCCTTTAGGTATACTGGGCGGCAGTTCATTGTTTGAAGATTTTTTACAGCATCAAATGCGGCTATGTCTATGGAGAAATCATTATCTTTCCATTGATCTATGTACATAACAAAGGCAGGGACGTATGTCTTAGATCCACTTATTCCAGTTCCAGAAACAGATGTATCAACATCAAATCCGCCTCTTACCTTTACTCCTTTTTTCAACATATCCTTTAAAGGAGATAATGGAGAAAAGTTACTAAATGGAGGTATGTCTGGATCTCCATCTGTAGGAACTAGAATGTCTGGCTCTTGTACAGTGATAAGAATATTTGATAAAGAAATGTTAGCACTGTTAGAAGTTATTCCTCCGATTGGAAGCACTGCATCTTCATTATCTAATTCTTTAATTATATTTATAGATTCTAAGTAATCAGTAACGTCTATTTCTAATCTAGGTGATAGTTCTATCATCTCTAGTCTTAGCAAAGAAGCGCCGCCTGCGCCATAAAAATCGGGATTAATTATTTGTAAACTCTGTGTCTCAAAGGCGATGCCATGAACATTTATTGATCCAACTAATTCTGTCCCAGTAATTCTTATAGAACCATCTGACTTTCTTATTCTGGGGTACTGATTATTAGCCCACTTTGTTGTTGACCATGATGTTCCATTATAATATAGGACTAGAATACCATTGTTATCTATAGAGTCAGCAGATGCAACTACGTTGGTCCATCCAGAAGACGTTAATATTTTTATAGTAAATGAATTAGGCTTAAAAGCAACGTTGTTTATCTTTACAACTATTTTATTTGTTTTAAAAGAATTTGTATATAGACACCAAACTTTTTGGCTTTCTGTATTTTCAGTATTAGATCCTGAAACATAATAACTAAAAGGATTTCCTTCAAACGGCATTACCGCTCTTTGAAGATTTTCATATTTTGGCCCTACTGCATAATTTGTGACTACCTGTACTGGAGTGCAACGTTGCGGTACTGTTTCAGTAGTATTTAATTGTACTTGGGGCCTAGAGGCTGAATCCATATCTATTAGGAATTCCCCAGGTCTGTTAGTTTCAAAGACCTCGCTGATAGGCATTCTGTTTTCGGAATAAACTTCATATTCTGATACGGCTGCTGAAGTAAGTTGACTAATTAATAAATATGACCCCCATCCAACTGGAGGGTGAATAGAAATTTCTAATTTAACTCTATTGATAGTTGCTAACTTTTCATCTGGATTTGCGAAAGAAAGTGAGAATGGAGTCCAGTCTACAGAATCTACAGTAATAGATTTTGTTACTGTTTCAGATAATATAATCCTTCCCGCTGAATTTATTCCGTATGCCTTGAATACTACTTCGAAAGACTCTAGGGCGGTGTTATTATTTTGTGATATTTGATAAGCATAGTCTGACTTCAAGAACATATTAAACTTAATGCTTTTAACACCTACTGGACCTTGTGCTGTATACGCAAAAGACTTCTCTGTTGTGTATGAAGAATTCACTGATGTTAGTAGGCTTGCCTTACTAGTTCCAGATATAGCAGTTGCTAAACCTCTAGAATCTGTCGTGGCTACAGTGCCACCATTTGATGCTGATATAGATAACGCTATATCATTATATGTGGCAGATGGATGAGTTCCTGTTCCATAAAAATATGGCTTGGCAATATCATTACCGTTAAATTCTAAAAATACGCGGGGCTTAACATCTACCGCGTAACTATTTTTAAAATGATTTTTTAATGTAGAGTCTCCAAGCATTATATCTCCGTAAACTCTGCGGTAAGGTTCCAGTAGTCAAAATTTCTAAGTCTCTTTACTACATCAAATGTAAAGGAGGTCCAGAAAACATTCTTAGTTTCTTTATAATGATTGGCATCATTATTCCTATCTGCTGGAACAACGGCTCTACCTCGCTCTGTAGCATTAGTCATATAGTATAAGTCTAAAGATAGTGGGGAGTAGCAATATCTATCATAGAATTCTTTCATATCTCTAGCATCGGCCTTTCCATCGGCTACCTCAGATCTTATTGTTGGGAGCAAACTCCACTGACAAGAAAATTTATTTTTCTTTCCAACAACATATCTTCTCATAGTTCCGTCTGCCATGCGAGAAGTCTTTTCAATAATTTCGTAGTTTACGGCTAAGGGAGAGCGGGAGTGGTCTGACAAAGTTAGGACTGTACCAGTACTAGTTGCAAGAGCGCTATCATACTCTGATCCACTAGCATATCTTACCTTGATGATACTAGGAGTTAAAAATGTCATATTCTAATACCCGCCCTATTCATTTTATCTCTACGTTGTAGTGACTGCATTACCCTGCTTGCAATATCATCAGCGGAAGCGTTAGATTCAGTAACGTATACATTAATATTATACTCTGATTCCTTTCCAGATACCAGCCCACCCATGTTGTATCCTGTCCTGACATATCCTCCGCCTGCCATTCCAGCGGCTATGGAAGGATATCTAGAAACCATTCCTCCTCCTGCCATCATTGGAATAACACCCTTATTAAGAGCGTCAAAGAATGGGATTCCAAATTTGTCTACAGTGCTTGCTCTAATTACATACTCACCATTTGAAAGTCTTACTGGAATAGAATCTGAAGTAGATGTTCCTGGTCCTACAATATATCCTCCTGTTGCTCTTCCAAACTTGGCAAAGTCTAGTGCTACAGCGGAGGCGGCTTCTTCAACACTGACATTTGGATTATTAGTTACAATATTGAGTACAGCGGTTTCCATTGCGGCTGCTCTAGCCTTTCCAGCAACTTCTCCATAGGCAGCAGCAATGTCTTTGATTCTTTGCACATTAACATTTTCGCTAGAAACATCATAAAATTCTAGAGCCTTCTTTTTAGCCTCATCTGCACCATATCCAACATTTTCATATTCTTTAGCAATTAAAGCAAGTTTTTCTTGAGCAGTTAGCCCCTTATCTATCATAATGCCATAGACATTTGGCAAGGCGTCCTCTAAATCTTCTCCCGCAAGCCCTACTTTTTCTAGATTAGCCCTTGTAGTTTCTAACCCTTCAGCATATACCTCATTGTTTGAAACAAAACTATCAAACATGCTATCTAAAATATCATTAATTACTTCTGTTGGAACATTTAATTTTTCAAGTTCAGTTCTGAAGCCTTTAACTTTTTTGCTGTCAAAGAAGGCAGACATTGGTCCTGTTTTTACAGCCATATCTTTAAATGCTTTTGATTGTGTCCAGGAGGTAAGTTCCATCATTGCTACCTTCATAGCGTCGGCAACTTCTTGAGATATTCCTCCTCCGCCTCCTCCACCTCCTGAGGCTGATTCTGTAGCCCTAGACTTCGCTCTTTCTAATTGTTGCTTTGTACGCTCTGCCTTGCGTATTCTTCTATCTTCGTTTTCTTGACGAATTCTTTCCTGCTCATCTTGCTTTTCTGTAGCGCGAGCATTATCAAGTTGTGACTGAAGCATCGCTGCTTCAGCAGTTCTACCCTCTGCTCTAGCGCGTGCTATTTGATTCTTAAGATCTTGTTCTTGCATTGCAAAATCAAATGCTTGTTTTTCAAGATTGAGTAACTTCTGACGCTCTTCTCTTTCTTTCTTTATCCCTTCAATGATCTTGTCCTGAGCCTTGATCCTCTTATCAAAGGCTCCTTCGATAGCGGAATTATCGGAGCCTCCTCCGCCGCTGCCACCCGTAGAAATTCCACCCATAGCAGATATTGCAGAAGAAAGAGCATCTGAAGGCATAGACGCACCTTGAGTTGGTCTGGGTAGAATGGCTGGGCCAACTGGGGCTCCATCTTGAACAAAGGTCTCTCTGTAAACAATATTAAATTCTCTGGCTGGACCAGAAGTTAAATCTATAATTTCTTGAATTGTCATGTTAGTGCCAGCAGTCATTAATTTAAGTGCTTTGAATGCAGTAGTTACATCCGTTCCATTATTAATCATAGTTTGGAAGGCGTTTGCTATATCTGGACCAATTTCTGGTATAGCACTTAGTTGAGCAATAAATTCATTTAATGTAGCAGAATCTTTTTCAAAGATCGCTGGGTCAAGTGATTTAATTACCTGTGCGAATTCTGCTCCACTCAATGTAGCAAGGCTATCGGCAATGGCTCCTGCCATTGCATTGGAGGCTTGTTGAAGTTTAGTTACATCTGAAGTTAATTCATTAATATCTGGAGACATTTCAAGAATAGTGGTGATTGATGATAACATACTCAACATTCATGCCTCCAAAGTCTCTTACTGCCTGACCACCTCGCATAATCATTTCTCTCATGATAGGATCTTGCTCCATGGTCCGTTTAACAATGTCTAATACATCTACATCTTTATCTCCGATTCTAGCAGCACCGCCAGCACGCAATTTATCTAAAGCGTTTTCTTCCGCTATCAATCTTGCGGCTGCGTCTGGGTTCTTCACATCTCCGCCGCCCTTTACATCAGAAATCATTGCATTTAGACTTTCTGAGGTTTTCTTAATAAAGTTCTTTCTCATAGATTGAATAGATGCGCCATCTGGCATAAAACTATCAATAGCATTATTTACTGCTGTAGCAAACACTTCCTTATCTGCTACGTCTAAATATGCCTGGAACATCAGTTTAAGTTGTTCTGGATCTGTCCCAGAAATAATTGCTTGACCAATCATTTCCATAAACATAGAACTGTTAACAAGTTCCGCTCCTGATGCAAACTTCTTTATTTCTTCTACTCTTTGTTTTTCTAAAGATCCTTCTTCGGCTGCTGTTGCAGCAATCAATGCTTGTGTAAATTGATCTAATTGAGAAGATGCCTCTTCTGTTCTATCTCCAAATACTTGGAATGGAAGATCTTCTAATTCTTTAATGTCCAGGCCAAGGAAGTCCTTTTCTAAATCGCTGACAGCGCCAGCGGCTATTTCGGCAGACAATCTCAGGTTCTCTACTTCTGCTGCTGCCTTAGCAGCATTATCAGAGAATATTGATAGAACGGGGCCAATTCCTCCTATTACTCCTCCTACGGCTGCTCCAATTGCAGTTCCGATTCCTGGGAATATGCTTCCAACCATAGCACCCATAGAAGCACCCATACCTACTCCACCAACAACATCCATGCCCTGAGCCATGCCAGATCCTTCTTCTGCTGGGATCATCATTGTTGCCATAGATAAAGCGCTTAATGCTCCAAGTCCTGCGCCGCCTGCAAGTTTTCCTCTTAGTCCTCTTCCCCCAGCAGCCCCAGAAACTCCTGGAACTCCTCCTCCAGTTGCAGCCTCTGCTATGTCTGCTTGCGCTGCCTTTAGGGATGCATCTGCTTCTTTTAAGTTGGCCTGTGCAGCCAGATAAGATGCGCGTGCCTCTTCTGTTTTTAATCTTTCAAGTCTAGCGTTTGCTACCGCAAGTCTTCTTTCTGCAATCATTCTCTGCTCAAGTGCTGCGGCAAGATTTTTTTCTTTAGTATTTTTAAGATTTAAATCTCTTATTCCATTCGCAGTAACTTGAGCCCACTGTCCCTGAATTCTTGCAAATCTCTGCTCTCCAGCATTTGTTTTTTGCCTAAGACCATATTGAACTTCTCTAGACTTAATATCTTTATTAACAGTGGCTAGTTCCTCAGTAGACATTTGAGATAATCTTTGATCTGTTGTTGCTAATTTAGCATCAGCGTCTGCAACTAGGTTCATAGCGTCTATTCTTGATCTAGTTGCCTGTGTCAGTTCTTCTGTCATTGGCAACGTTGTCGCAAGGGCCGCTACCGCCATTCCAGAACCGCGCCTTGGATCTCCACCAGTTCTAGCAAATCCAGTTCCAGATAACTTTCCAGATTCTCTTGCTGCTCTGTATGTTTCTGACTCTCTAGTAGTTGCAGCAATTTGCATTTCTTGAGCGGCTATTGCTCTGGCTTCTGCGGGATCTATCCCAGATGCTATTTCTCTCTCATATATTCTATTAAATTCATCACGATATTCCTGGGCTCTTGCTGCGATTAATTGCTCTAATTGTTCATCAGTGAGATCTATTGATTGTCTAAGAACTGCGGCAGCACCTTCAATATCCCCTTCAGATATCTTAGATTGTATGTCTTTAGAAACTTTAGAGATAACAGCCTTGTCTTTGTCAAAAAGGTTCTCTAGCGCTATCTGATATTTTGATATTTCAGCAGTATGTTCTTCCATAGTTGGGTAAAGTCTTCTCATAGATTCTTCACTCATCTGTTTAATTAAATTGTCTGCGTACCCACCTACCTGACCACCCGACATTGATAGAAGTGCTTGAGATCTTGAGCCCATAGTTGAAGGATCGTAGTATCCTCCAGAAGCAAAGTCTTCGACCATCATTTGTTGGAACTCTTTGGCAGCAACGTCTTCGCCACCCAGAAGTGTTCCAGGAGACATTAAATACTGTAGTTCATTTTTATCAAATATTTTAGCAAGCATAGACTCTGGAGTTAAATGAGAAAGTTCTCCGCCAGTATATGTATAACTCTTACCCGCTTCTCTATAAATCCTTGGAGTTCCGGCAGATCCAGCAGCGGCTGATTCGGCAGCAGCCATTGTGCCTGATGCTAATCCTTGCATAGACCCTACAGCAGCATTTGAATTTGCTTGCATTTCTACAAGAGTCTTGTTTAATTGTTCAAGGGCATTGTTAAGGGTATGAATGGCCTGTTCTTCATCGTAGAAAGCCTTTGTTATTAGTTCTGACGCATTCTTTGCTGCAATAGATTCTGGAGTAAAGTATTCAAATACCCCTCTTCCTGCCTGTTTAATTGCCATCAAACTGCTAACACCCTTAAGTAAGTATCCTAAGAAGTTACCAAAAACGCCTGTGATCATAATAATTGGTCCCGCAAGTCCTGTTAAGAATAGAAGACCTTGAACAAAGTTTTTTACTGGGCCAGGAAGACTATTAAATATTTCTAGTATCTTGTTTCCCACTTCAAGGAACATCGTGCCGACTCTAGTGAATATTTCTCCAATAGGAATAAGGTTAGCCTTAAGACTCTCTAGCGCTCTCTGGAATCTTCCAGATACGGAATCTGTTACGGCCTTTAACTCTTGGTCTGCATTGGATGCTAAGTCTTCAACACTTAATCCAGCAAGTTTTAAGACTTCTTGAGTTTGACTTCCAGCCTTACCTAAATTATTTAATAGAGCATTAATCCTTGAAAACTGGAACTTACCGAAAATTTGTTCGATTGCCCTTTGCCTACTTAATTCATCCAAGCCTGAGAGTGCGCCTTGTAAATCTATAAGAGTTCCAATTACATCTCCAGCATTCTTATCGACAATAGAGATAAGGTCGATTCCAAATGCGTTAAGTGTTTGTGTAGTCTGTTTTGTTGGATTAATTAGGGATGCTAGTGATGATTTAATCGCGTTGGCTGCTTCTGATGCTGGGATTCCTCCT